AGCGTAACGACCTTGTGGGTAATATGCCCTTTTTGACTGCCATATTATAAATGCTCATCTTTGGCTTTATCATTTCGACATCGGGATAGTTCTTTCTAACAAAGCGAATAACTTCGGGAGGGTCTACGCTTGTTAAATTCATATACGCCTTAAACTTTACACCTGCCATTAAGGTGAGATGATACAAGACTTGACTATCTTTCCCACCGCTAAAGGCTAACCAAAAGCCATCATCGTTCATTGATAGGGCAAGTCGTTCAGCTTTCTGTATTACCTTTATGGAGTAGTCAATCTTCTTCTGTAAACTTGACGTTATTCCGTTCATAGCTAATTAATGTATAAACTCAAATTCAGCTTGATGATGGGTAAAATCACCATTGCCGAATATGGTTGCAGAATAATACTTACCATCTTCAAATATAAATTCCAAATAATTTTTATCTTGGAAATAGACATCTACATTTGGCGGCAACTCATTCTTAATAAAATCGTCTGCACTTACTATATTATTAGCGTGAGAAATTTTCGTTTCCCAATAATACCAACCATTCTCTATATCTGATATTGATACCATACTGTACAACTATTATTATTAACGTTTTATACTCTTTTTCCCGAGTGGGTACAACCTCATACATCCAAGGTGTGCTACTTTTAACCTTTCTTCTAAGAATAGTTTACGACTTCTGGGGTTGCTTGAAGAAGAAAAAGCAGGATGTATGCTTCGCCCTTCTTCGTCATATACTTTCCCATCATCCGTGAAACCAAATACAGAGTATGGCTTACCATTAAAGGTTACACCTTTGCAATGTTCGTTGTTATATTCGATGCACTCTTTTAGAATTGACTTTGGAACAAAGTAGCCAAAGCGGAAAACACGCTCATCTGTGTCGTGATAGTTGTCTTTTTTGAAGTCTGCCTTAAAGTCCTCAAAAGAACGCTTAATCTCCACTTCTGTGAGATATCCATTCTTATCTATACTTATAAGGTCTGCTTCATGGTTAAGAAATCCCCATGACAGGTTTGGAACTATAATATTCGTTCTAACACCGCCTAAGTATGCAACAATGATACGTTCTATCTCTTTAACTGATAGCTTTGTTTCAATCATAACCCTAATGCTAATTTAAGTGTAGTTTTGTAGTTCCTGTTAGCTGCTTCTTTAGCATAACCTGAAGCAGGTCCAAAATTTCCAACGGGATAATATAATTTTACCCCATTTATTGTTAATGAATCATCAAGTGCAATGAAATATCTTCCAATATGGGTTTGGGCAAAGACACCTTTCCATGAAGATTCCCACCTCAATTCAGGTATATTCTCCACCACGCTCTCACGCCCCGCGTTGAAAGCTGCCTTTATGTCTTCTGCTGAAAAAGCGTATTCAAAACCTTTTGTAAGAGATTTAAACGGTTCTTGCTTTATCTTTCTGTCTAAATACTCTTCTGCTAAATCTTTCTTTTCTTTCATATTGATTTGCTTTTTATTATGTAAATAAATCAAGCTGCTTTACAATTTTCCCGTTATTTGTTTTAAACTCCCCAAGACACTCCTTCTTAAATCTTTCTTCCATAGCATCGAAATAACCTTTGTCTATTTCGCAACCATAAAAGTCAAAATCTAATCTATATGCAGCTATTCTACTGCTTCCACTACCTACATGAGTGTCAAGAATCTTGTCACCAGCTATTGCAAAAGTGTTTAGCAAATAAGCGTATAATTCTATTGGTTTTTGTGTTGGATGAAATTTATCACCAGTCCTATTATCGAATCTGAATAGTTTTGATGGTAAATTAAAAGACGTCCATGCGAATTCAACTTGCGAAAAGTTTTGCCATGGTTGAATTTTATCCCAACATATAAAACACCTTGTTGGAGGCAGATCAAAATAGTTACCTCCCCAGATTATTTGATTCTTGCTTACTCTAAATAACTCTTTAAAGTAATCTTTCCCTGGCGCAATATCCCAATTGTCTATACGACATTTATTAAAGACTCTGTTTTTTAGTTTGCCACAGCCATGGGAACTATTCTTAGGCAATCCGTATGGAGGGTCTACAATTGCCAAATCAAAAAATCTATCTGGTATAGATCTTAAATATTCAACACAATCGATATTATAGACTTTACTAACACTCATTAATCTAAACTTTCAAAGTGAACACATGTTCTAGTTTCCTCTCGATACTCAACAGGCACCCACCACAGCGGAGCGTCTGGAGGGTCAGGCAAGTATCTCTTGCACTGGTTACGGAGTTTACAAGCTACACCAAAACAATAGGCGTAATCATTTTTAATTTCGTTGTTCATAAGTTTTTAGTTTCTAAAGGATTTTTCGTTTCCAAAGTTTATAATATGTGCCATTTCTCTTAATCTATCTGCAAAGCGCTCATCATAATAACCTGAGATCTCATTAGCTGAGAGGTTTGATGTTGAGATAGTGCAGAACTGCTCTTGATAGCGATACATCATGATATCTGTAACAGCAGTGATAATATCTCCGTAGTTCATACTCTCACGTGGCTCTGCTCCAAGGTCATCAATACATAGGACTTCCACATTTCGTAAGAACTTGTATTCCCCCACAGCTTGGCTATTTTCCTTTATCGGGTTATTATATGCCTTTGCAAGTAGTACTAACTCTTTTGCGGTGACTATTCTAAAGCCTGCGTAAGGTAATTCGTGCATTTTATTTTCAGGTGTATATGTACTATCAGAGTGAACATAAGCATATAAGGCTTTAAGTGCATACACCATAGTCGTTTTTCCATTACCCTTATTTCCAGACAAGAATAAGCCAAATTTACTATCGTTTGACACTAGCCAACGTGCGATGTCCCATATATGCTGCTTGTATTCATCAGTAGCATTGAATAACCTCATACGTGTGGTAACCTCGGCTCTACATGAAGCATATAACATCGTATAAACTTGTTCCGCTGTGTAAGGTAGCCTAAAACGTTTCGGAATACGTTTTCTTTGCATCAGCTTTGAGTATATTTCCTCTACGTCCAGATTTACTGTCGGATCTAACTTTATCATTGCTTACAATTCTTAACCAGTTATTAAAATGTCTTTTTGCATCAGAGAGGTCTTCATGTCTCGTTTTCCCATCAGCGATACATTGTAATTTGAATTCATCAAGCTTTGCTCTTAACTCTTCTGCTGCCATGTGATACAGTGCCTGTAGATTATCAATCCAAACATCAGCAGACTTTAATTCGTTTATCTCATCGTCAAGTGTGAGTGCTTCTGATGCAGGCTCCTTATTAATGATGTTTACTTTGCTTATATGAGTTATTGCTTCTTCGGCATCTTTCTCAAGGCAACTAAACTCATTGACACTAGCACCACGCTTACAAGTTCTATTAATATTCATATACCTTTCTTGAATTCCTTTAGAGGTAAGAATACGATTGTTTTCAAAAAGAAGTTTATCGAATAGTCCAACTGTCAGGCAGCAATTAATAACCTCTTGTATATACTGTTCATCGTAACCAGACAACTCTGAGATAATAAATGGCAGCTCTTCATCCCACTTGGTGTAATATCCATCGCGGTAGATGATGCAGAGTAGGAGGGTATAAACTGTTATAGCTTTACCACCTTGATAGCGTATTAGCTTTCTAATCTTGATGTCTTGAAAGAAATCAATATCGAAAGGGAAATATTCAAGACCTTGTTTTATAGCACGACCCATAATTATAAATAATACTTTAAGTAGTTATCGACTTCATTAATAAAGTCTTCAAGAGAGTGACAAACCACGTATTTATATTCTCCTTTATCTGTTACGATTCGTTCCCATTCTTTTTGTGAAGTACTTTGTCTTCCAGAAGCAGTCTTCATTTCAATAAGTAATGCACCATAGAAACGATTAGGAGCAAGGAGTATTAAATCAGCAACTCCAGCGACAACGCCTTCTTCTTTTAGCTTAGCAGCGGTGCGTGCATCACGCTTGCCACCATTTGGTACTGCAAACAGCCTACCTTTTAAGCTTTGATGTTTGAGGTTGAACCACCGCACACAAGAAGATTGTATGCGGTGTTCCTCATCAGAAGGACGCTTGCGCTTTGTAGCTACTTGCGCAGCTACTAATTCTTCAAGTGTCATAGAACTACTGGTTGTTATGCTCAAAAACATCAATGCAATGTGTCTCTGAAATAGAGACAACATCATAATCAATCAAAGTTTTCTCCATGACTTCCTTTACATAAGCACGCGCTTTGTCAAGACTTACAGCCTGAACAAGATAAGTTACAGGGGTACGTTTTTCCTTATCAGTCTTTTCATCTAATGTGATGAAAGCAAGTTTTGCCTTAAACCACTTATCGTCAGTATCGATATCACTGAAGAATATCTCACTATAGGTAGCAAGCTTAATAGCCTTTACTCCAAATTCACCACTTACATAGTGTGACATTTCCTCCGTAATACGCCTCTCTGCCTCAGAGAAACTTAAAGCCTCTACCACATACTGTTCTGTGACTTTTTTGTCCCGACCATCTTCCATGGTCTTATCATATCTGACTTTTGTTTCAAACCAAATGTTTGTTCTATTTCTCATACCTTAGTTTTTTGTCTTAAAACTATTGATTCATTTGTTTCTTAAGTTCCATACTGAGCTTAAGCCTTGCAGTGGCACAAGCTGGAATAGGAACCTGCTTTCCATGTAGGTAAGATATCCTTTCCTTTGTTTTAACCACCTTTATGGTTGCAAAACCACGAAGTGATACACTCTCACCCTTAACGAGTGAACTCTTAATAGATTTAATGATTGCCTCATAAGCTTTTATAGCTTGTGAGCGTGTGAGGTTAGTTGTAGAAACAACCTCTGAAATGATTTCGTTCTTTGTCATTGTTTTAATATTTTATTTAAAAATTGGTTTATACATTGCAACAGGGGTTAAGAAACATATCCGTGAGTTGGTCGAAATACATCTTATCTGTTGGGATATCATCTGTGGATGCCATTATCTGATTAGCTACAGACCGCTTATTTTGTATGATATTATAGAGAGTATGATCAATAGTTCCACGACCAATGAGATAATAGCATGTAACATTGTCTTTCTGTCCGATGCGATGTGCACGGTCTTCACATTGACAACAGTCTGAATAGGTCCATGGGAACTCACAAAACGCCACGTTAGATGAGGCTGTGAGCGTAAGACCGACACCTGCAGCTTTGATAGAACAGATGATTAGCTGTGCTTGTCCTGATTGGAAGGCATCAATGGCAGCCTGCTTCATCATCATGCTATCACGCCCTGTAACTGTAACCGCCTTTGGAAATGCTTTTTTCAATTCATCTACAATTTCATGCAGAGAGCAGAACAGAATAAGAGGCTTTCCATTTGCAAGAAACGTGCGGCAGAAATCGATAGCTTGTTTTACCTTGCCTTTGGCTGCTATCGAACGTAGCGCCATGAATTTAACGAGAGCTTCCATCCGCATTTTGCGAGCTACCTCATAATCAGTACACTCTTTATATTCACGCAGATAAGTAGCAAGATCCTCTGCTGCACAAGTATATTCCTCACTATTGGATATATCCACATAGAGGTCGGTACGTGTCTTGTCAGGTAACTGTGTGAGTACCTTTGCCTTTTCTCTACGTATCATACAGCGAGAATATAGTTCAGAAGAAAGCTTGTCGAGGTTTTTCACCTCGTCTGACTCTTGGATTCTGTTCTCTCTGTTTAAATCTCCACCGCCATACTCTTGCAAGAAGTGAGTGCGTCCTCCAAACTCTGGTAACCTGCCCATGATAGACAATTGTGCGATGAGGTCAGCTGGACGATTGACAACAGGAGTACCAGAAAGCAATATGCGATAAGGCTTACCCTCTGCTATACCTCGTGTGAAAATCGTCTGTTGTGCTGATGGATCTTTAACCCTGTGGCTTTCGTCAATGATGATAGAGCGAAATATTTTTATTGCAGGGTTGAATACAACATCTTTCAGTCGGAATGAGCCTTTTTGTTTGATGTCCCAGACAAAGTATTTGCGCAGACTCTCGTAATTACATATGGCTACATGGTGCATTCTCATCTTAAGGAGATATGGCCACGTTGTCTGTACAGCATTTTCAAGCACAAGTGCTTTCTTGTCAGTAAACTTCTCAAACTCACGCTGCCAGTTAATCTTAAGTGATGATGGACAGATAACAAGGCATGGATAAGCATTTGCTGTATCAACTATGCCGATGCTTTGTAAAGTCTTACCTAATCCAGGCTCATCCCCGATTAAGAGACGTTTCATTTCCAATCCTGCCAAGA